TGACGGTCGTTTTATCGGCACCAACGTTCTCAATGAAGCATTCCTTGAGCGATTCCCTGTCACCTTTGAGCAAGAGTATCCTTCTCCTAAGATTGAGCAACGTATCCTTGAGGGTATCTCTCTTGATCTTGGTATTGAAGATAGTGAGTTCTGCAAGTGTCTGGTTGATTGGGCACAGATCATTCGTAAGACCTTCTACGAAGGTGCTATTGATGAGATCATCAGCACTCGTCGCTTGACTCACGTTGTTCGTGCCTACAGCATCTTCAACGACAAAGCAAAGGCAATCAAGGTTTGCCTGAATCGCTTTGATGATGAGACCAAGCAATCCTTCCTGGATCTCTACGACAAGGTTGATGCTGGCGTAGACCTTGACGAACAGGTTCCGTTCTGATATAATGGGGGAGTTCTCTCCCTCTTTTTTTATGGACCTGTGGAAAGAGTATAAGAGGACCCTTTACAAAACCTTCCCTGATTTAAAGATAGATCATGTGTGGGCAGATTGGTCAGGTGAAACAAACCTGAGAGCAGAAATCTGGAAGAGTCCTCAGTTTATAAAATCCAGAGCAGTAGATATCTGGAGTGAAAAATCAAACATCTACAACACCATCATGTATCCAAAGACAGGAAAGAATCTTCCTTGCTTTGGTATGGACCTGATGGGATTCTTTGAAAAGAAAGTCATCATTGTGTTTGACTTTCAGCATCCTGTGGAAAACTATTTGTTTTCTGTGGGAGACAAACTGCCAAAGGCAGAAGGAACTTTTAGATTCTTTGAACCTGGCAATCATTTCTCAGAGCATGTCTATGTTCGTAAATGCACAATGTCAGAGGTAAACAACTATCTCGATGACTTTGCTGCCTATTTACAAGTGTACAAAGATATGCTAGAATCTGCTGATCCACAAGGAACAGACGAAACTGAATATAGGGACTTCGATTCCTATATGAAAAAACTGGATCCAGTGAGTGGGTATCTTGCCAACAACTTCGGCAAGGAACGAGCAGAACAATTTGTAGACGAGTTCCTTTTCCCCTATGGCTAACGCTTGGTCTTTACTTTACGATGTACTTGAAATGGACGACAACACTTTTAATTTGAAAACCGACATGATTCCTAAATCTCCAGGAGCTCCTTGGAAGTACAATGAGGAAGAGATTGTTAAAGAACTCCTTGAATACATTCGAGGAACTTACAATCAACACTATTCTGCTGGTGATGATCAGATTCAAACTCTTGATCTTATTGAAGCATGTGGTGATGGAGAAGCATTTTGCCGAAGCAACATCCTGAAGTATGCGTCACGGTACGATAAGAAGGGCACTGCCCGCCGTGATATCATGAAGATTCTGCACTATGCAGTTCTCCTCATGAACTTCAACGATAAGAATGCTGTCCGTGAAACCTACAACCAGTGAACATGAAACTATCTGATAAGACCAAAACCATTCTGAAGAATTTTGCTCAAATCAATAATTCTATCAGTATCGGTGAAGGCAGTGCTCTTTCTACCATCTCTGTCACTAAAAACATTTTTAGTAAAGCGACGGTCAGTGAAGAGTTTCCGATGCCCTTTGCCATTTATGACCTAGCACAATTCTTGAACGGCATCTCTCTGTTCTCGGACCCTGATATTGAATTTGATAACACTTCATATCTGACCATCAAGAGTGGTCGCACGAAGGTCAAGTACTTCTTCTGTGATCCTGATCTAATTGTTTCTCCAAAAGGTAAAGCAGTTCAACTCTCAGATTATGAGTTTGAGTTTGAACTTACCTCTGATACCTTGGACTCTTTGATTCGGAGTGCAAGTGTTTATGGTCTTCCTGACCTTTGTTTAGAATCTGGTGGCGGGGAAGTTTGTTTGGTTACTAAGGATAAAGACAACGAAACATCTAATACTGTTTCTTATGTTGTTGGTGAATCCGAAGTTCCATTCTCCTTCAACTTTAAAGTTGAGAATATTAAAATTATTCCTGGCAACTACAAGGTTGAAGTTACTAAGAAAGCAGCACACTTTGTTTGCGGTGACTTAGAGTATTACATTGCTCTGGAACCTGATTCCAGTTATGGTTGATGAAGCACGTTCTTTTTACTTTGTATGATTGTGACCCTGATCTTTTGAATGACAGGATGTTTATTGAAGGACTTCTCTATGATGCTTCCCAAGCATCTGGAGCAACCTTTTTAAATACCATATCCCATCAGTTTGAACCTCAGGGGGTTACTGCAGTAACTCTACTTGCTGAAAGTCACATCAGCATTCACACTTGGCCAGAAGAAGGTAAAGCAGTGTGTGACATTTTTACATGTGGACAGTCAGATCCTATGCTAGGATTTGCATTGATGCGTTCCCAACTAAAGGCAATGTCATCAGTCCATCATCAGTATGATAGACCCTTCGCAATTAATTGAACTATGAGTCGTAATGAGTTTCTCTGGGTTGAGAAGTATCGCCCTAAGAAAATTGATGAATGTATCTTGCCAGAAGATACAAAGAAAACATTTAAAGAGTTCCTGAAGACAGGTCAGATTCCTAACCTGCTTCTTCATGGAACTGCTGGCATCGGTAAAACCACTGTCGCCCGAGCACTTTGCGAAGAACTCGGTGTCGATTATATTATTGTAAATGGATCAGATGAAGGAAGAGCAATTGACACGGTACGAAACAAGGTCAAAAATTTTGCATCGACCGTATCACTATCTAGTGACTCCAAACACAAAGTCGTTATTATTGACGAAGCTGACAACACGACCCACGACGTACAACTCGCTCTACGGGCAAACATTGAGACGTTTTATGGTAACTGTCGGTTTATTTTCACCTGTAACTACAAAAACAAAATCATCGAACCACTCCATTCCAGGTGTGCAGTCGTTGATTTCTCCATTCCAGGAAAGCAAAAGAAACTTCTTGCTGGAACCTTCTTCGACCGTCTCAGGTCTATACTTGAGAATGAAGGTGTACAATATGATACGAAAGTACTTCCCCAAATCATCCTGAAGTTCTTTCCTGATTGGCGTCGTACACTCAATGAATGTCAAAAGTATTCCGTTGGTGGAGTAATTGATAGTGGCATTCTTTCTAGTTTGTCTGACATCAAGTTTACTGAACTGACTCAGGCATTGAAGAACAAAGAGTTTACTGTTGTTAAGAAGTGGGTATCTTCTAATCTTGACAACGAACCCTCTCACATCTTTAGGTCAATCTACGATAACCTTTATACGTATCTTGAACCTAGAACTATTCCTCATGCGGTATTGATTATCGGCAAGTATCAATACCAATCTGCATTTGTTGCAGATCAGGAAATCAATCTTCTTGCTGCCCTTACTGAAATGATGGTGGAGTGTGAATTCAAATGAATCTTGATGTTAAAAAGTTGTTTAAGACATTTGACTATAGCGGTGCAGACGTATGGATGTCTCGGCATAGTTTTAAAAATGAATCATCAGAAGATAACTTTGATAATGGCAGAGCATTAGAAGAAATTATTCAGTGGGCATCACACCACCTTCTCTCCAGAGATCCTGGTAAAAAGGGATACGATCTTCTTGCTATTGATAATACTACCTTTGAATGTAAAAAGGTTAACTTGGAAGGTAAGAATCCAAAGTTTGTCATCAAGAATGCTCATCCCAATTCAAAGAAACCACCAAAAGTAGTTCTTGCTGACTACTATGTTTTGGGTGATTATAAACAAAGAAAAATTTTGGTAATTCCCAAAAGCAAAGTTAAAGTAGTTGCTACAGTAAAAGATTCATTAAAAACAGATTATCATGGATATTTTCAATGGACTCATCACGACATTGTTTGGATTGGTAATCCTAAAGTAAACGCTAATCGATCTTGGGCAAGTATGAAAGAACAGATGAGGGACTTGCTTTATCACAATGCTCATGATACAATTGAACCCACTAATCTTTTGCTATGAAACTCAAAACCCCTCTCCGCTATCCTGGTGGAAAGTCCAGGGCAATCAAATTTCTAAGTCAGAACCTTCCTGGTAAGTTCAACAAATACCATGAACCATTTCTTGGTGGTGGTTCTATGGCACTGTATGTTACTCAGACGTATCCTCGTACTGAGATCTGGGTAAACGATCTCTATCGTCCTCTCTACTGCTTCTGGAAGACCCTACAACGTGAGGGTGATCGACTCTCTAGTGATCTGAGAGCATTGAAGACCGAACTGGGTGAGAGTCCTCATGCTCATAGAGAAGCATTCAACAATGCTAAGTTAGCATTGAACTCCAACGATGATTACTCCGTTGGTTTTAATTTCTACATTGTCAATAAGTGTTCATTCAGTGGACTGTCTGAATCTTCTTCATTCAGTGAACAAGCATCTAGGCAGAACTTTACCTTTAGGGGAATTGATCGTCTTCCTGCTATTTCAGAACTAATTCAGTTTTGGAGTATTACGAATCTAGATTACGCTGAACTTCTTTATGGTAATGATGCATTTGTATTTTTAGATCCTCCTTATGATATTAAGGATAACCTTTATGGTAAGAAAGGATCTATGCACAAAGGTTTTGACCATGAATGGTTTGCAGCACAATGTAGAACTTCTGAACAGAAGTGTATGATCACTTACAATTCTGATATCTATGTCAAGGAAAGATTTCCTGGATGGTATAAAAAGGATTGGGACCTCACTTATACGATGAGATCTACTGGAACGTATACTCGTGACCAGAAAGAACGCAAAGAACTTCTTTTACTTAATTATGCAGTACGCCCACAGCTTGACGGATTATTTGAAGACGATCAACGAGACGAAGAATAATCTCATGGACGGTGATGATCCAGGATGGGAAAAAGATTATCCCTCCTGGGTTATTACCAAATGCATGTCCTCACATTATGACACGGTTATGATGGCAAATGAGATGAATATATTTCATCAGTTGCCAAATAAACTTCAATACGATTTCTATATAAATACGATCAGGAAGAAGAAGAGATTCTCTCCCTGGGAAAAGAAAGTTAAACTAGATGATCTTGAGTGTGTCAAAACGTATTATGATTATAGTACCGAGAAAGCACAGGCAGTTCTGAAGTTACTAAATAAAGAACAAATTGAATTTATTAAATCGAAATTAAACCGTGGAGGTAAAAAATAATGGCACAGGTTGCTGAGGTACAATGGTCACGTGAAAGCATGGTTGAGGTTAAACTTTCCCAACCTGATGACTTTCTGAAAGTTAGAGAAACTCTTTCAAGGATTGGAGTTGCATCACGCAAAGAAAAGAAACTCTACCAATCCTGTCACATCCTTCATAAGCAAGGTAAGTATTACATTGTTCACTTCAAGGAATTGTTTGCTCTTGATGGTAAGACAGCAAACCTGACTCAGAATGATGTTCAACGTCGCAATCGTATTACTCAACTCCTTTCGGACTGGGGACTGATTGAGATTGTAAATGCAGACGCTATTACTGATATCGCTCCATTGAATCAGATCAAAGTGTTAGCATATAAAGAAAAAGGTGAATGGGAACTTGAGTCCAAGTATAACATCGGTAAAAAGAAAACTGCTCCTGCAGTAGCATAGTATAAATAAAGGGGCATATGCCCCTTTATTTTATGGCAGAAGAAATTAAAGAAACTCCTAAAGAGGAGGTCAAAGAGGTCGAAAAGAAGAAAGGACCTTTCGCTAAGCTCAAGGAAGTTGCTGGGGATAGCGAGGAACAACTTGCCATCATTAGCACTTTCGTGCGTCTTGGTATCCTCGTCTGGTCTGGTGGCATCCTTACCCTTGCTTACATTAAGTTGCCGCCCGCACTCGGTATCCCCGAGCAGAAACTTGATCCCACT